CTTGACTGCTTGATGAAATGGATAGGTAAAGCAAGGTGTATCATTTTCATTTAGGGTAGCTGATGCACGAATCACACACTTAATCTTTGCTTTATGATCTGTCATACTTTTGTGACATTCAGGAGCATCTGCATGATGTGCTTCATCATTTAAAACACAATCTATATTTGTTGCATATTCAAGTACCTTGGGTAAACTATCATATGTAGTAATAATGCAAAATGTTTTACGAGATAATACTTTTTTCAAGTCTTTATCGGTTAAAGAACTGTTAGATGATGCTTCTACATATTCTGGAAAAATATGGGTAAACTCATCCAAATAATCATCTTTGAATTGACGAATGAGACCAAGTGTAGGAAATACATACACATTGCAAGTATGTTTCATAGAAGATGGTAAAGCAAGCAAGACACGGGTTTTTCCTGAACCAGTTGCCATCTGGAACGATATGATAGGTTCTTCATCCTCGTAAGCACGTAGAACAGCATCATGACAGCGTTGCTGATGTGGAAGGAGAGATAGCATATTGCAAGATATAGTTATCTTTTATTTTTAATTCAATTTTTAATTCAATTTTTTATAAAAAATATTGTATGCTTTTATCAATATTTTAAAATACTATAAAGAATTTCTATAGTATTTTGATAGGGTTTTAGAGACTTGTTAGAACTTGTTAAGATAGTCTATTTTTTCTTATATGTCTTCTTTGCTTCCACTCCCGCTTTATATATCTCATCAATATCCTTCTCAGATAGTCCTTCTACATCTATTCCCTTGGGAACGGAAATAAACAGCGGTTTCTTTAGGTTCTTCTTCATAATATAAGGACCATACTGTCCAGTCCGAATTGTATATTCTTTGAATTCCTTAACCGAACCCGCCGCCTTTGCTTCTAATCTCTGCACAGTCTCTTCCAATGATTCCATACGAAACGGGACAGATATTTCACCACATTTCAGATAATCCCCAAACTTTCCTGATTTCTTTTCAATCGGTTCCCCATTCCATTCACCAATTTGTTCTGATTTTGCAGTGTATTCTCTCTTCATTGCATTAAGTGCATCAAACCGATCTTTATACGATGTCCATGTATCATGAATTACCCCCTTCCATTCTTCTTTTCCTTCTGCTACCAATTGAAGCCGTTGTTCCATGTGTCCTGTGAAATTGTAGTTGAAGATATCTTCAAAATGCTGTAGCATAAATGTAACAACAGATCGTCCTAGATCGGTTGGAATCATCTTGTTCTTTTCCGCTGCGATCTTTTTGTCTTTCATAACAGTTGTAATCGGTAGAGATCCAAACTGTAGAGAATGTTCTTTGACTTTTTTGATAGAAGCGGGAACGGTAGAGATCGCCACGTAATGTTTCTCTTGAATCGTGGCTAATAGTGATGCAAAGGTGGATGGACGACCGATCCCATGCTTCTCTAATTCACGAATGAGAGTAGCTTCTGTGTAACGCCCTTGTGCTTTGGTTTCTTGTTGAGAAGCTTTCATTGTCTTCCATGGAAGACTTGCTCCAACTGGAATCTGAATGGCTTTGGTCCAGAATGCATCTTCTTTTTCTTCTTCCTCTTCTTCATCAATCTGTGCCACTCTACCGATTCGTTGCCAGCCAGGGAATGTAGTTCGTTTCCACCGTGAAGTCCATGGAAAATCATCTAAACTGATCTTGACAGTACATGTCTCACCGCGAGCAGGAGCCATCTGACTCTGAACTGTTCGTTGCCAGATTAGGCGATAGAGAGATGCGCCGTCTCCTTCTACCGTTGTTACTTCTATGTGGGTGGGACGGATTGCTTCATGGGCTTCTTGGGCTGAAAGCCCTGCTTCTACAACTTCTTTCTTTTTTGATTTCTTTAAAGCTCCTAAATACTCCTCCCCATAATTCTCCTGAATCCATGCTTTCGTAGCAGTAATAGCCTCTTCAGACAACACCGCTTTATCCGTTCGCATATAAGTAATATGACCCGCTTCATAGAGTTTCTGTGCAATAGACATTGTTGTTTTCGGATTCATTCCAAATAAAGCACTGGCTTGTTGTTGCAATGTACTGGTCATTAATGGAGGTGGGGCAGCAGCCGTCCATGGCTTCACCTCATTTCCTGTGACAATCCCATTGGTGGATACGACATTCTCCATATAATTCATCGCTGATTCTTCATCTAGATCGTCGTCCATTGTTCCTGGAAAACTGCATCCATTATAAATCCAATCCCCACTCACTTTCCAACTAGATTCCGTCTTAAATCCCAGAATGGCATCTTCCCGTTCTATCACAAGACGAATGGACGGAATCTGGCAGCGTCCTGCTGATAGTCCAGACGTAACATGTTTCCACAAGAGAGGACTCATCGTAAATCCAATAAGGAGATCTAATAAGGATCGTGCCTGTTGCGTATGAACACGATTCATATCAATTATACCAGGATTAGCAATCGCATGACGAATCGCCTTTTCAGTGATTTCTGTAAAGGTGATGCGTTTTACTGAATTGGGTAATTTTAGAAGAACTTTAACAGAATATGCAATCTGCTCACCCTCAAAGTCACGATCCGCTGCCAGATAAATCTCAGCAGCGTCTTTTGCCGCTTCTTTCAACGACGTTATCGCTTTTGACTTTTCTTTTAAGAATTCGTACGTCGGCTCATATCCATTTGTTAAGAAGTTGAGATCGTGGGTGAGTCCACGAATATGCCCCATAGACGCCACTACACGCCAGTTCGCTCCTAGGAACCCCTGGATAGTCTACTGCTTGCCTGGACTTTCAATGATGAGGACGTTCATGGTTTGACTTTTCTATAGCGAATTATGATTTCAATTTTTAAGACTCAAAAAAATAATGAGCCGCTTCCAATGAAAGATCATCCCATTCCATAGAAGAAATACGCTGTGTTCCTCTATTATATCCAATCCATACACCTGCCTTACCATCTTCTACAATCCATTCATTCTTGATCCAACAAGATGGATATGCAGCAAGCAATGTTTGAAGCCATAGATAATCGGGTTTCCAGGCAGTGACAAATTCTACACGAATGCCTAATTTTCCACGTTGATTGATTTGTAGATTATGCAATCCAGCTATAACTGTATCAAAAATAGTAGAAATATCATCTTCGGATGAAGAGGTAATTGTGACACGATTAATACACTCGTTAGGCATTTTAATGAGTTATAGTGAGGAGGGTTTAAGTAGTAAAATGCATTTTACAGACCCATAAAGCCTAAAATCCTCTCCTACACCTAATCAGAATGATCAATCAATCCAGTGGTCAAGGTGCTCTTTTTGAATTAGTGGCCCGCGGTGTCAAAGATAACTATTTCGTCAAAGACAGTAAAGATAGTATTTATCCGTATGATGCTCGGTACGGATCTTCTATGCCTCATTTGGCAGAACGACGTACAGTTGTCCCTATTGCACGCACCAACTTCGGAGGATCATTTGAAGTGGAAATTGATACATTTGGAGATATTATGACTGAATGCGCTTTGGAAATTGATTTGCCTACGTGGTTGCCACCTTTAGGAGTAGGGTTACAAGCTCTGCAACCAGTAGATCCCTCCATTGCAAACGGACTCTATCCTATTACAGCAACAGATGCATCCCACACATCCTATGGATACGTCAACGGAATCGGATATTTTCTCTTTGAATCCATCCAGTTTTATCAAGATCAAATGCTGATTCAAGAATGGAGCGGGGACGGTCTCTACGTTAAACAATTAACTGAAGGATCCTTCAACAGTTCAGGCCTTGCATTCAAACAAGCAGGCGTCACCGCTGCATCCAATGATACGTCTGCAGCAGGCATTAGAGCCTTGCAAATGAGAGCCACACCAGGTCATCTCAGGATCTATCTGCCTCTTCCTGGCATGCAGTGTCCCAAAGATTCAGGTTTCCCTTTGATTGGACTTCCTTCCCAAACCTTTCGCATCAAAGGAGTTATACGAAAGCTAGAAGATCTTGTCGTATCCAGTGATCCACTTACGCGTAAGCCTACGCCATGGACGTCCGAATTTGTGATTGCATATCCTGATGGACCTGTGACATTTGCCCCAAAACCTTTATTAGATATCGGTCAACCAACTATTCTGTTAAGCACTGTCCAGCATTACATTTCTTTAGAAGAAGGTGAAGAGATGCGTTCTACTGCGGTTCAAATTCCTTTCCGAAAACAATTTGAAAACCGATTCAGCTTTGGCGAACTAGATTATATCCCGCTGGATAAAGGTGGGCAAGCAGTAGCCACACGATATATTGATGGGCGACATCCTGCCGAGCGTCTGTTCTGGTTTTTTCGTAATTCAACGTTAGTGGAACAGAATCGTCTGGATGTATTCTACAATGACAATTTTGAATATAAACCTGTTACTGAAACACAGGCATATACCAGTGAATACTATTATGGGATCAAGCTCAATATTGCTGGGAAAGAACGGGAAGATTTATATGGTGCTTCTCTGTGGAATCACATTGTACCTGTGGCAAAACATGAAATGGGGCCTATGGCAAAACATGAGATAGTTAGAGTGAATAGCATTGGATCCATGATGTGGTCCCTAGGAGATACGTATGGAACAGTTTATCCTGCCCCTAGGAACCCTGAAGGGACAGTGAATTTTACAACAGCTGATCGGCCGACCATGTATATCCAGTTGGCGAATATTATGCCGAATTTATATCTGGCGGCAAGGAAAGCTGAGATGCGTGTCTATGTGGATTCATGGAATGTGTATGAGGTTGTGAATGGACGTGGTCGGTTGATGTTTGCTAATTAGGCTTTTTAAGGCTTTTTAAAAAAAGCCTAACAAAGCCTAAAAAATATAGTATATAATATATTATAAAAATGAGTATTGGAATTATCATTGCCATACTCGTTTTAATTATGTTAATCTTAGTTGCATGTATTTGCTGTATGATTGTTGAATTGGAAGAAGAACATCAGTATGCAAGACTTTAAGAACTTCTTAAGGCTTTTTTAGAAAAAAAGCCTGCCAAAAAACTTGTTAGAACTTGGCGGCAAAGCCGCTTTTTTGGCAGGCTTTTTTTCTAAAAAGCCTAAGCCTATTTAAATACCCTTTGCATCCACTGAATCACCTGTTGCGTATCCGATGATTGAAACATCGGTTGCGGAACACCATTCACAACCGCCATAAAACACGGAATAGAACTCACACCGCAATACGCCGAAGTCTCTTCATTATCATCCACGTCACATTCATACCATACAATCTGATCACTCAGATTCAAGAGTTGAGTAGTATCAATTCGCTTACATGGACCACACCACGTTGCACCAAATTTAATGATGGAGATCGGGTCAAGATCTTTAGGCTTTACTGGATCGTGGAGGAGTGTTTGAAACTGTTGATGGTTGCGGAGGTGTATCATCTTTTTTGGCATTTGTTTTAGAATAGTTCTTGTAAAATCCCGTTGCAAATACCAGTAAAATAGTAGCTACTAATGTGTAGGGGAGCAGATTTAAGCTCTTATCTGTTTGAGTTAATGAGCCGCCTTTCTGTTTAGTTTTCGCACTTTCTAGAGCAGGACCCGTAATCGTAGAATACAGTGATGTACCAGGCAATACAGAGGATGCTTTAGAACTTGCATCAATAAGTTTGCCTACTCCTGATATAATATCTGAACCTGTTTTCAATGTAGTATCCACAACCGTCAGTGTTCTATCATATGCATCCAGACCTTTATCAATGGTAGATGTGATCGGAGTAATGACAGGATCCAAAAAGGATTGTAAGAATTTATAGAACCATCCAGAGAAACGATCAGCCGCAGATGGACCCTTTGATGCCCCAAAGAAGTTCGCGTGTTCTTCTACCACATCCTTCGTATTCACAAAGAATTGATACAATTTATATATCCAATTAATCATAGAGATCGGTAAAAAAATGATTGTAATAGTACAGATTAAACGGAAGAGACCAAATTCGGTTTGACCCACCAGAAATGAATCCAGACCGAATAGACCACCGAAAATAAGAGCTGCGGCATATGAGAAAAAACGAAAATGCTTCTTGTCAGGAATGTCTTTTGCTAAGAATCCTGCACCGACTCGTTGATCTACTAACGGAACACTGAGACCATACAAACGCACCGTATCTTCATTAAAGAGTGCCTGAGCTGCATCCCATATCCACCATGCTCCAAAGAAAAACAGATTTACTCCGATTTTAGCCAGGAATGTCCAGGGGGAACGCAGATATAAATGATCTAATGCAATGTATCCGCCGAGTAATGATAGCAAGACAAATGTATTGTAGGATAAAAAACTGGCACCGTCTTTTCCTTCATTTATGTTGGCGTTTGCGGGATCGTCCCCTTCACGCCAGTATTTTAAATGGGAGACGGTGAGAGGTACTTTTGGTTTTGCTTTCTCTGGTTTCTCTTCTTTTTCTTTTTCTGGCTTCTCTTTATTCTCTGGCTTCTCTGGCTTCTCTGGTTTCTCTGGCTTCTCTGACTTCTCTGGTTTATTTTCCTGTTTATTCACTGGTTTAGCCTCTGGCTTATTCGCCTCTTTATCAGATTTATTAGGAGCGGCAGATGCCATTACTATCACTTTTTAAAAAAATATTAATAAATATGACGTACTTGGTGGCGTAGCCACTTTTTGGCGCGCTTTTTCCTAAAAAGCGCATTTAAATGGTAAACAAGAGTCCCCCAAAACCATTAATCACTCGGAATACATTGTAATTGTGAGAATAAATCCGAATCTGTCCATTTCCTCGTGCAGGATATACATTATTCGTACCAGGAATATAGGTAGTAGCACTGATCAACGCTGGATTAAATTTAATCTGCCATACGATACTATCAATTCTACTTGCATTAAGAGAACCCGTTGGCTGTACGTCTTCTGGTCTCAGTGCAAAGGAATAATTATAAATATACGATAGAACCGGAGTAGTAGTATGATGATCATATGGCTGTTGTAAACGAAAAAAGGATGATGTTCGTTCTGAAAAACGATCATATCCATCTAATTGCAAAACGGCCGTGGACAATAAATCAACACGTAATGCAGTATTGCCACCAATCGTAGATTCTGTCGTAATCCCATTCGCAATTGCGATCGTACTTCCCACTGCAATTGTAGCAGGCTGTATCTCATTAATCGCCAAACTACTGTAATTAAACCATTCATTGCGGTTCGTCATCTGGTCACGCTGAATGACAAAAAAGAACTCCTTCAATGGGTGATTGAAATCCACCGATATGGTAGCATTTGTCTGTGTATTG